CAAACTCATCTACACTCTGTGTGTAAGTAATAGCTGTGTAAGAGCCTACCATAAAGTTACCTTGTGTAGCATACGTATCAATCGTAGCTGTTAGTTCATCGTTATTAGCTGCAGCCATAAACGCACCCGCTTGTTGTGCGTAACCTTCTACTGCTGCTACAGCATCATTATAAGCATCTACCTCTGTTGAGTCAATGCTGTACTCTGCTGTGGCTACCATGTCCTGTAGGGCTACTTGCTCTGGTTTAGTGTCTGCTGCCGCTGCTACATCCATAACCTCTACTGCTGTCATGATTACAGATGTTGCTGCTGTCAAGTTATCTACTGCTGCAGTCAAGTCATTCATGTTAGCTGCGTACTCTTGCATAAACATCTGCTCTGCTGTCTCAGCAATAGCGTAGTCATGATCAAGCACAAGGGTTTTAGCTTGTAGGTAGTCGTTTAACTCTTGACTAGAGATAAGTCCATCTGCCATAGCATCATCATTAATGACACCACCAATGTTAGCGTAACCTACAGCACCTACAGTAAGTACAGAGCCATCTGTGATACGTGTCTTGATAGCATCAAGGCTGTTGATCAGGTAGTCGATCTTCTCCTGACCCGACATCGACACCGCTAACTCTTCTGTTGTTGCTGCGTTTACTGGTACGGAACCTATCAGAAAGGCTGAGAGTAGGGCCGTTGTCTTCAATAGCTGCGATTGTTTCATTGTTTTCCTCTTCTACCTTTAACAAGGCATCCCAAAATTCTTTGTCCAGTTCGTAACCTACAATGTACTGCTCTGGATTCTCTCTATATTTATTTATAGCTTTCTTGCCCATCAATAGTTTGCCTGTATTAGTGTCAGCTATAGGGCAAGGTGTGTTAGCTAACATCATACTACGGAACACAGTAGGGTCTTGGCATAATACAGATATAGCTGATACCTGTAACCCTAAGCCACCTACTTGTTGTGGTAGCCCTAGTAGTCGGGCGTTCTTACGTCTATTACAATGCTCATCTTGTACGGTTGTACCAGCACTAAGACCAAATAGGGTTACCTGTAGTCCAGCCTGTCTAGAGATAAGGCAGCTATCGTTACCACCACCACCCATTACTGTAGGGGCTATTGCAGACATCACAGGGGCTTGTTGTCCAGCACCCGCACCGTTGTAGTTATTCGTTACAGTCTCTTGATTGTTGTTACTGTCTACGGTGCTATTGTTATTAGCGAAGTCACCTACTGTTGTCGTGTCCTGACCCAGCGCACTTGTCGCTAATAGTATGGCGAATAGACTGGTCTTCACAAAGTAATTGTAGAGCCGCCTCTTCTTGTCCGATAATAGCGAGGGTTTGTGCATTTTGGTTTCTCTGGCATACTGCATCATCAGGTCTACAAGACGCAGTATATGTTACGGTGTTACAAGCGCACAGTAGTAAGGGTAACAATAGGTACTTCATCCTACGCCATCACGTTCTCTGTCAGGCTCAAACACGTCTTTTCTATCAAGCATACCTTCGAGGTACATAGCTCTTTCTACATGATCCAATGTGTATCGCTTTCCTGTGTCAGCCTCTATAGCTGCTCTTACATAAAAGACATCACTCTTAGGGATATGTACACGGTTAATTCTGTTAGCGTCACCAGAAGCTAAAGCTTTGTAAAACTCTTCAATAACGTCATCTGATGCGTATAGTTGTATTCGGTTATTACTCATTGTCAACACATTTATAGGGAAAATGTGGTACGTGTCGCAAATACAGGTATTAGAGAGAGGAAACGAGGGAGGGTGCTACACTATAGATGCTACACGTACCAGTTAGTAACACTTATTATAGTTATTACAGGAGAGAGTGTGTTACAAGAAACAGAGTAACAGGTTATTTGCAACTTTGCAATAGTTAAATTTGCATATTTACAACTTTGCTAGTGTTATAACTTTTCCTATGTCCACTGATCCATTTACAACACTCAAAGAATAGTTATAACTTTCTATAGTTTCTACTTTACTATATGTATTACTTATTTAGAGAGTTAAAACACTTAATGTTATAACTATAGGCTGCTACTGCTACGCAGTTATATGGAAAAACACCCCCCTGTCAATCCCTAAAATGCTAAATCTTCACATATTGTAACATATTGTAACATAAAGTTACTACTAGATGGTCCATACACCCCCTGTGTACACGTTTTAGTTGCATCCTCAAAAAGCCCCTTCTGTGTATTTGTACATATACGTAATACCACACACCCCCGGGTGGCCCTCGCACGGTGCCTTTCTAGGGTCATTCGTGCCAAAATGCAGAAATAATAAGGTAAAACCCTGTTAAATCATTGAAATATATAGCTTTTATAAGTGCTATCTGATCAATTAATGCCGTATAGTGGTAAAAAAAGCTTACCAATTTAGGGTGTGATCACAAAATAGAGAAACGTGTACGATATACCCACCTTGTGATCACAAATATATGCCACCCCTCATTATGTGATCACATTCCATTTGTTGCATGTATCTTTTGTGATCACAAATGTAATACATTCCAGTAATTGCATGTTAGCTATAACATTCATGCATTCACATATATGAATACACTTATCTCACGCTTTGTTTCACATTGTAACATTGTGTTACTGAAACAGAACAAAGTTGAAACACTCATAAGAACAAAACGTGAAATAGCTCTGGGACGCCCTAAAACGGCCCCTAGAAGCGCGAAAGCATTTTTTCCAAGGTCTAGATCATATTTTTGCGTTTGGCGTTTTGTACACTTTTGTTCTACTTTTGTTCTTTCTCGCGTATATATACATTATAAATATAAATAACATATTCACATATTCAGATATGTATTGACTGTTCACGAATTGTTACAAAGCAAAATTTTTTCTTGTTTCATACGTCAATGTATTGTCAACGTTCGATAGGCGGTAATGATATCGCATTCCAAAACTTGAATATAAGGATACACAAAAATGAAAACTCAATTCGCAATCACCAATGATGCAATCACACTCAATTCTTATGCGCGTGATGTTGCAGCTATCCGCGACATATCAGACGCTAAAAAATCTGTTGTGCCTGTTGTGCTATTTGTTCTGTCAACAATCCAAGCGGGTCTATCAACATGCAAAGGCCAAATTGATGATGTAAACGAATTAGGCGCACAATCTCGCTTTATGTGGGGTCAAAAAGGTAATGGCCTAGAATACGCCAAGGCGCATGATGGTTTTCTATATGGCAAAATCAAACATATCGAACAAACATATGGCCTAGACAGCGTTGATGGGTGCGTTGAAGCTATCGAGCTATTTTTGAATGTGCCTAATCTCGGCATGGTTAAAGCTGCATTCGTTGCGCAGATGTTTGGTTTCAACGTTGCATGTATTGACAGTCATAATCTCAAACGCCTTGGCCTAAACGCAAACGCGGTAAAGCTTGGAAAGGTCAAACCCGCTACACGCCGCGCTAAAATTGCGGATTATGTCAAAATGACACAAATCCAAGGGTCCGCTTTTTGGTGGAATTCATGGTGCGATTTTGTGGCAGGAAACCGCGCCAACAAAGCTTTAGACAATGGCGACATTGTTTCACGCTATCACGTCGAATGCGTCGACGCGGTAAAAGTTTAATCAATTAGGAAAGGACTAGATCAATGTCTAAATATTACACGCTGTTCGTATATGAACCAGATCATCAACGTTGGTACAATTATTTCGGGGATTATGACAATTCGGTTGTCGCGGATGAAATGGATGATCTGAATTATGGGTGGGACGGTATACCTATGCAATACATGCGCATTGTCAAAACATCTGACGATCAAACCGACATTGACGCGGCACTAGATAAACTAAATGGCAAAATATAGGAAAGGGGTCTGTCATGGTGGATATTAGAGTAGGACAAGCTTACGTGGGTGATGATGGGCAATGGTGCTATTACACTCAACAGGATTGCGATGCATATAACCAAGGCGGGAAAGATGCCTATTATGGGCGCGGCAATCGCTTACATGATGGGGATTATGCCCAGAAACTAACAGCCAAGGCGCGGGAACTATATCGCTTGGCTTACAATGATGAGCCATTTGGTAGAAAGGACTATTGATATGAGTGTACCTACTAGACTATATTTTGAGATTGAACGCCGCGCGGGTGGTGTGGGTCAGCCTCGTAAACGTTGGATCAAAGCGATCCACAGCATGTTGAAACCTGAAACCAAAACACGTGTAGCGCGTGACATGCGGCACGAAATTATTCGCGGGGTGCTAGACATGCGTGATGCAAATTTGCAACAATATATTGATTGGCGGTTTTAATGTCTAGGCAAATCAGAAAAGACATTCTAAATGTCAGAAAACACAAGCCACAGCGTCATAAAGGCGTGAGCTTGTTTCACGGAACGTTGGGGTGGTATCACCACCTCGACAAATTAGAGAGAGGTAAAAAGTATGAACTATTTAGTGCGGCAAAAGCTGATCGACGTATCAAACAACGCGAAAAACAAGAACAAGAACGTTTGCGCCTTGGCGGTAGCGAAAACCCTTGGTGTGGATGGTGCAACTAGATACCTGCATACGTGGGACGATCTAGCACGTGCTGTGCGTTCTATGTGGTCATTCCGCAGCGTTAAAAGCGCAATCAAATTAAAGCGGGGTGATACTGTCGGCAGCATCCGCAAACGTGTGGGGCAGCATTTCAAAGACAACGAACACAAAGGCATCTTTATGTACGCTGTGCGTGTTAATGGTCACGTTATCCTGATGGGAACCAAAGGCGAGACATGGATAGACACAGCCCCAAAGAAACGCGACAGGCGCGAGGTGTTGGAAATCTATGGGGTGTATGCTGCACTAAATGACCCTATCAAAATGAGAATGTTAAAACGTTTTCTAAAAAGCAAAGGATGGTTTAAAGAAGAAGGAGTAAACCAATGAAAACCATAGCAGTCAGACTTAACAAGACAATCGAATATGAGCTGCACCTGATGGTGCCTGACGATAGAGATGATGAGTATTGTCTGCAATTAGCGTTGGCGTGTGAACCACTAGACCTTGAAGAGGTGGACAAACAAACACCAAACGAACAATGCAAAATGATTGCAGCGTATAACGACATGCTAGACTGGAGAGAGGTAACACAATGAAGCTATACACAAACGACAACGGCGAGTGGTTTGGCACACAAGCATTAGCCAAACAGCGATCCTATCATTGGTGGCCTGTCGAAGTACCAACAGACAAGCCAAACCTGATTGAATGGCTAAACAGCAGGGCCACACAAAATCCTGCGGAACCCCCAAAGGTAGAGGCTTCCCATACTAGTAACGATAAGCAGCACCCTTGGCAGAGCGTTCGAGAGATGGCAGAGCAAGCAAGCTTACGCGATCTAGGCGTGGCCTTGGCTGTAGTAATGAACCGACTAGAAGAGGCGGCAGAACGTGAAGAAGCATAGAATTACTATTCGTTGGGGCCAAGACCCCGAATATTGGGAAATCAAATCATATGAGTTTGATACTGAGGCAGAACTAGCAGCGTTTAGACTAGGGGTAGATGAAGCTTACCAAGAACTAGACGCATTGGAGTTGGAAAATGCGGAACTATCTTAAACGCATAGCAATAGCTGCATCCGTATTGATCAACGTCATATTGGGTGGATCATCAAACCAGACATTCTCTGCACGTAACAAGGTGTGGCAGAAAAACAACAAACCAAACCTAGTCTGGTTAATAGACTTGATCTGTGGCAAGGATCATTGTACAGAGTGTTATGCCTACTGGCTAATTCGTAATCACAAATGGTAAAAACAGGAGAAAATACCATGACAAATCAAAACCAAAAAATCCTTACTCACCTTCGTGCAACAAAGGGTCTAACCCTGCGTGAAGCAATGTTGGATTACTCTATCCAGTCGTTCACCAAGCGTATCTCTGAACTACGCAAAGCGGGTTACCGTATTGATGGTGTAAAGGGTAAGCACCCTGTGACTGGTCAACAGTACACTCGCTATGTCTTGATTGAAGAGACTGCATGATGCGAGATTACTGCGACACGATGTTGTCTTATGGTCATACTCTGAACTATGAGACACTCATTAACAAAGCAGAGTGTGGCACGTTGGTTGCCACACACGTTACACACACACTAGAAGAGGCTGAACGCTTGGCCTCACGCTACAATAAAATAAATGGACTAACCTCTAATATTAATATAAAGGTCAGCCTATGAACAAGACACCACAAAGCAATCCAGTCGGTAAAGTAATACCACTACGCAGAGTAATTATAAACCACACCAAGCTTGCTAATGATATGGAATGGCAGGGTGAATTGGACAAAGCAGATCGCTTGTATGCAGAAATCGAAGAACTAAAAGCACAAGAACGTAGAGGTGAAGTTTGGTATCCACTATTTTAAGTTGGCTGTGGTCAGCATTTATTCTGTGGCCTTTTGGGTATATGATCTATGTGTACGTGGCTTACTGATGACAACACCCCATTCGATGATGTAACACATTGGGTGGGGAATATGAGAGAGGAACGAGATGAAACTAAAGAAACTGATAGAGGAATACCTGAACAGCCACCCATTCAAACGTCTGAAGGGTAGCACTCAGAGCCAATATGAGCGTCACCTGATGCGGGTATCTGAAACCAAGGTAGGGTACAAGCTTCTAGGCAATACACGCCTACAGGACATCAAAGCAGGGGCGTTGAATAAAGCTTACGAGATGTGGGTAGAACAGTATGGCATTCGATCAGCCAACTACATGAAACAATCCCTGTCTGTCGCTTGGAAACACGCTTTACGTCATGACATGGTTATGCATGACCCTGTGCGCGTCATTAAAACGATCCAGACAAAGCCACGCAGACAGCTATGGACACGTGATCAGGTTAAAGCATTCCTGTCCACAGCATACAGCCAAGAACGTTGGCACGGTATCGGGCTGCTAGTGCATATGGCGTATGAGTGGGGTCAGCGTGTCGGTGATATGCGCAAGCTTACGTGGGACTATGTAGACCTAGACCAATGCCGCACAGACCTGACGCAATCAAAGCGGAACGCAGAGGTACACCTGCCTATCAGTCAGAATTTGTGCAACATGCTACGTCAACAGAAAGAGATGTTTGGCTTTCAGGATATCGTTGCACCCAAGTACAACATCAAACGTGGCCTCATTAGAGCCTATCAAGAACAGGAAATAGCCCCTGCAATCAACGAAGTACTAGACGAAGCTAATCTACCACGTGAACTAAATGCGCAGGACTTACGCCGCACAGCTATCACAGAAGCAGTAGAAGCAGGGGTAGATTTGGTTGGCATTATGCAATTCTCTGGACACCAGAACCCCAGTAGTGTAAAGCCTTATCTAGTGAATACATTTACTGGTGCATCAAACGCACTAGCAGCAAGAGGAATAGATAGTGATGACTAGTTGGCAGAAACAAAGAGCATTTGCCTCTGACTTAACAACACATGGTGACTACCGTGGCGACTGTCCCTTCTGTGGTGGCAAGAATACCTACACAGCTACGATAGGCAGCGGGTCATTAAAATGGAATTGCTATAAGATGGACTGTCATGTGTCAGGCATTCATGACACAGACATGACCGCAGAAGAGATCATGCAACTTATGAGCAAGACTGTAAAGCAAACTAGACAACAGGAAGCTGAGACTATGGAGATACCTGTGTTCGTGGTAAAGCCTACATCGTTTCACGATAAGTTTCACCGCTTCACTAAGCGTTATGGTTTAGCTGTAGGTGGGCTGCTGTACGATGTAAAAGATG